TGCTCTCCGGGCTAGGTGCAACACAGTCTGTTAATGCACGGCTTATTGGTATGGGACATAAGGACCCATTGTACACTTCCATGATTGTCCAATATTACACGGGCAAGAAGGTCGTGCTCAGTGTGGCGCCTACAGTTTATCGCCCTACAATGCCACGCGTCCATTGGCCAGTCACCAGTGACGCAGATGTGCCCGAAGTGAGTGCACGACAGTACACCAAGCCTATAGTCAGCGACTGTATGATGGTGCCGATGATAAAGCGATGGGAGACCATGTCAGAATCAATCGAAAGAAGGGTGACGTTTGTCGCCAACGACAAGAAACCAAGCGACAGGATTGCTAAGATCGCGTCGGAGTTTGTGAAGCTAGTGAACGGGCCGTTTAAGGACCTCGACCCACTATCATTCGAGGAAACCATTAAGCGTTTGAACAAGCCCTCACAACAGCTCCAGCTCCGCGCCGTCTTTGAGCTTATCGGCGTCGAACCCCGTAAGTTGATTGAATCGTTCAACAAGAACGAACCAGGGATGAAGTCAAGTAGGATTATCTCTGGGTTCGCTGACATAATGTTAATATTGAAAATCTCCCGATACACCTTGGCCTATTCGGACGAGGTGTTACACGCTGATCACAACAAACATTGGTACTATCCAGGCAGAAACCCAACCGAGATCGCCGATGGCGTCTGCGAGTTCGTCAGCGACTGTGACGCTGAAGTCATAGAAACTGATTTTTCGAACCTTGACGGAAGGGTTTCAGGGTGGATGCAAAGGAACATTGCCCAAAAGGCGATGGTACAAGCGTTTCGCCCCGAATATCGCGACGAGATAATATCGTTCATGGACACGATCATCAACTGTCCAGCCAAAGCCAAGCGCTTTGGTTTCCGGTATGAACCAGGCATGGGTGTCAAGAGTGGGAGCCCGACAACAACGCTCCACAACACGATGTACAACGGCTGTGTCGAATACACGGCGCTCAAATTTGAGCACCCCGACACAGAACCTGAGGACCTGTTCGGACTAATTGGACCGAAGTGCGGTGACGATGGCCTTGCGAGAGCAACCATCCAGAAAACAGTCAACCGCGCCGCCAAATGTTACGGACTCGAACTTAAGGTTGAGAGGTACAACCCAGAAATGGGTTTGTGCTTCCTATCCCGTGTGTTTGTGGACCCACTCAACACTCCAACGACGATCCAAGACCCGTTGCGCACTCTGCGAAAACTGCATTTAACAACACGTGACCCCACAATACCCATAGCTGATGCGGCTTGCGACCGCGTCGAAGGCTACCTCTGTACCGATGCGCTTACGCCACTCATTAGTGACTACTGCAAAATGGTACTACGACTATACGGGCCCAGAGCTTCAACTCGCGAAGTTAGGGATGCCCGGCGTAGCCGGAATAAAGAGAAGCCCTATTGGATGACTTGTGATGGAACATGGCCACAACATCCGCAAGACGCCC